GCGCGCGCGCGTGGACGCGAAATCGAATCGGGCCGCATTACCGAAAGGGGCCGGTGATGCCAGGCCGCCCGCCGAAGCCTACCGCGCTCAAGCTGTTGCAGGGCAACCCCGGCAAGCGACCGCTGAACGACCGGGAGCCGAAGCCGGTCGTGGGCTGCGAGATGCCCGACTTCGTGAAGGGCGATCCGCTGTACGTGGCCGAGTGGAACCGGGAGGCGCCGCGGCTGATCCGGCTGGGGATCTTGACGGAGATCGACGGCGACATCCTCGGCCGGGTGTGCGTGCTGCGGGTGAAGTTCCGCGATCAGATGACGGAGGGCGCGTCCGCGTCGGCCCTGGCCGGCACGTCGAAGGAACTGCGGTCGCTGGAGGCGCAGCTCGCGATCGGGGCCGCGAACCGGACGCGGGTGAAGGTCGAGCAGCCGAAGCCAGCGAGCAAGCTGGGGAGGTTCGTTGGTGGCGCGTAGGCCCGACCCCGTAAGCGCATATGCGCAGCGAGTGACCGCCGGCAAGGTGGCGGCGGGTCCGTGGGTGCGGCTCGCCTGCAAGCGGCACCTGGCGGACCTAAAGGCTCGCAAGCGGACGGGGCACGTGTGGGACCTCGCCCGCGCCGTGAAGGCGGTCGAGTTCTTCGCCGAGGTGCTGGTCCTTGAGGACGGGGCGCCGTTCAAGCTGGAGCCCTTTCAGCAGTTCATCGTCGGCTCGCTCTTCGGCTGGTACAACGCGGACGGCTACCGGCGGTTCCGGGACGCCTACGTGGAGATGGGCAAGGGTAACGGCAAGTCGCCGCTGGCGGCCGGGATCGGAATCTATGGCCTGGTGGCGGACGGTGAGGCGGCGCCGGAGGTCTACTCCGCGGCCACGATGCGCGATCAGGCGAAGATCGTGTTCACCGACGCGAAGCGCATGGTGGAGGGCAACCCCGAGCTCGCGGACATGGTGGGCGTCAACGTCGGGTCGCTCACCTTCCGCAACGGCGTATTCCGCCCGGTGAGCTCCGAGCACAAGGGCCTCGACGGGCTCCGGGTTCACGTCGGCCTGATCGACGAGTTGCACGAGCACCCCTCCGGGATGGTCGTGGACAAGATCCGCGCCGGCACGAAGCGGCAGCGCAACGCGCTCGTGTTCCGCATCACGAACAGCGGGTTCGACCGGACGTCGGTCTGCTGGAACGAGCACGACTACTCGGTCAAGGTGCTGCAGGGCACGGTGCAGAATGAGGCCTGGTTCGCCTACGTGTGCGCGCTCGACGACGAGGAGAAGTGGGCCGACCTGCGCGAGCTGCGCAAGGCGAACCCCGGCCTGGGCACGATCCTGCCGGAGTCGTACCTGCGCGAGCAGGTGAAGTCGGCGCAGGGGATGCCCTCGAAGGAGAACATCGTCAAACGGCTCAACGGGTGCGTCTGGACGGAGCAGTCCGAGCGGTGGCTCGACCTCGCGGCGTGGGACGCCTGCGGCGGGGCGATCGACCTCGCGGCGCTCCGCGGCCGGTCCTGCATGATGGGCCTCGACGCTGCGTCCACGAACGACTTCGCGGCGACGTGCAAGCTCTTCGAGGACGAGGGGCGCTACGTCGCGGTGTGGCGGTTCTGGCTTCCCGAGGGCTCGCTCGAGGAGGCCACGAGCCCGCGGCCGGAGGCGGTGCGTATTCAGCTCCGCGAGTGGGCGGACCGCGGTTTCATCACGCTCACGCCGGGGCCGGTGATCGACTACGACCACATCGAAGCGGAGATCCTGAAGGACGCGCAGGACTTCGACGTCCAGCGGCTCGCGTTCGACCGCTGGAACGTGACGCAGCTCGTGACGCACCTGCGGGACGCGCTGGGCTCGCGGTTCAACCCGGCGACCGGGAAGGACGAGCCGCGGGTGTTCGACTTCCCGCAGACGATGGCGCAGATGAGCGCGCCCTCGAAAGAGCTGGAAAAGCTAGTCACCGAGCGGAAGCTGCGGCACGGCGGGAACCCGGTGGCGCGGTGGATGGCGAGTAACGTCACGCTCCGATACGGGCCGAACGCGCAGATCAAACCGGACCGGGAGCGGTCGGGCGACAAGATCGACGGGATCATCGCGCTGGTGATGGCGCTGGACATGGCCTCGCGGGAGCGTGAAACGGAGGGGCCGGCCCTCTTCGAGTCGCGCGGGCTGGTGGTCGTATGAGGCCCCTGAGGGTGCAAAGGCGTGGCTTCACGGGGCTCATCGGCGCTCCGGGCAAGGTGGTGCTGGGGTATCCGGTGGGCTTCAACGTGACCCTGCCGTTCCACGCATCGGTTCTCCGGCTTCAGCAGTACGAGTGGGAGAAGCCAGAGCGCGACCGTCTACTAGCGAAGGTGACGCACGCCTCGGGGTTGTACGTGGCCGACAACCGGACGCTGCTGGCGCAGAAGTTTCTCGAGACGGATTGCGAGTGGTTGTGGCAGGTTGACACCGACATCGAGTTCCAGCCGTGGGTGCTCGAACGTATGGTCGAGCTGGCGGGCAGCGATAAGAAGGTGCTGGCCGCGTCGGTGCCGCTCGGCGATGCGACCAACGGTGGGTATCCGTCGTGCGGGTTCGTGCAACACGCGAAGGACGGCGCGCCGCTCCCGCCTGGTGTGTGGCAGCCGGTGTGGCCGCCGTTCGGCGAGCAGCCGTTCGAGGTGGACGGGATCGCGACTGCGTGCTGCCTCATTCACAGGGAGGTATTCGAGGCCATTGCCGCTCGACACGGCCAGTGCTGGTTCCATCATCTCTACCTGCCAGCGAGCCAGGAAGGGACTCCGCCGCAGGACTTCCGGTTCCACTCGCAAGGTGAGGACCTGGCGTTCTCGGTCCGTGCGCAAGAGGCCGGCTTCGGCGCCTGGCTCGCGCACGTTCCGGGGCTGAGGCACTACAAAACGACGCCGTGGACGCATGACGAGGCGATGATCGGGCGGAGCAACCTCGGACGGGCGGTCGGGGAGGAATAGCGAATGATCCGCTTGGGACTCGACGACTACCGGCCGGAGCGGAGGCGCGCGCAGGAACGCTCGATCACGCTCGCCGACTTCCCGCAACTCCTGCTCCATGCGCCGGTGGCCGCCGGCGTCGCGGTGACTGAGCAGACGGCCGTCGAGTGGACGCCGTTTCTCAACGGCGTGGTGCTCATCTCGCAGGACGTCGGCCGCATCCAGCGCCGCGCCTACCGAAAACTGGAGGATGACTCGCGGGAGCGTCTGGACGGCTCCTATCTCGACCGGCTGTTCCGCCAGCCGAACCCGTTCATCAACGACCTCGACCTGTGGGCCGCGCTCATGTGGAACGCGCTGGTCTGGTGCGACGCCTATTTCGAGATCGAGTGGGACAACGCGCTGCGCCCGATCGCGCTCTGGCCGATCATGCCCTGGCACATGCGGGTGGACGTGGTGAACAACCGGCCGCTCTACGTCTACACCCCGACGTCGAAGCCGCTCGACCCCGACGACGTGTTCCACCTGAAGGGGCCGAGCTACGACGGGTTGAAGGGCGAGCGAATCGTCAAGCTCGCTCGGCAGGCGATCGGGCTCGGCCTCGCGGGCGAGCGGTTCGGGGCTGCGTTCCTGGGCAACGGCGCGATTCCGGGCGTCGTTGTGGAGTGGGCGAACGAGTTCAAGGACGCTGCGTCAATCGAGAGGTTCCGCAAGTCTTGGGACGATGTTCGCAAGGGGCCCGACCGCGCCGGCAAGACGGCCGTGCTCGAAAAGGGCATGACGGCGAAGGTGCTCGGCACGGTGGGGAAAGAGGCGCAGTTCGTCGAGTCGCGCGACTTCCAGGTGGTCGAGGCGGCGCGCATCCTGAACATTCCGCCGCACAAGCTGAAGCACAAGATGGGCGAGCGGCCCGGCGCGAACCTCACCGAGTCCGAGCAGGACTATCTCAACAACACGCTCGACCCGTGGTTGGTGAAGATCGAGCAGGAGGCGAACCGGAAGCTCGTGCCGCGGTCGCAGCGGCTCACGTGGTACATCGAGCACGACCGGAACGCCTACCTGCGGATGACGCCGCAGCAGCGCGCCGAGTCGTACAAGGCGTATCACGACATGGGTGTCCTCAGCGCGAAGCAGATCGCCAAAAAGGAGAACCTGCCCGAGCCCGAGGAGCCGCCCACACCGGAGCCGCCGGCCACCCCCCCGCCGCCGATGGACCAGCCGGCCCGGATGCTGACGGCGCTCCGCGCGCTCGTGGTCGAGGCGGTGTCCCGCTATCTCAAGCGGGAGAGCAACGCCGCGCAGCGGGCGGCGAAGAAGGGCCCGGAGTCCTTCGGTGCCTGGGTGCGGGAGTTCTACGGGGGCGAGGTGGACGTGCTCCGTGGGTATCTCGTGCCTGCGGTGGGGATGCACCTGGCGCAGCGCGGTCTTGAGGAGGACGCGACCAGGGTCGCGCGGGACCTCGCGGCGGAGTACGTCGAGCGGTCGCGGGAGGACCTGCTCGAGCTGCGGGCCGGGGATCTGCCGGAACAGGTGGAGCGGCTGACGGAGTTGTGGGAGATGCGGCGGCCGGTGGAGATGGCGGACCGGGTGGCCGCCTACGGAGGAAGCGATGCAGCCTGAAGTCGAACGCCGAAGCGTCCGCGAGGTGCGGGCGAAGGATGACGCGAAGATCGAGGGTTACGCCGCGGTGTTCAACAGCCTGTCTGAGGAGCTGTTCGGCTTCCGCGAGATCATCATGCCGGGCGCCTTCGACCGCGCGCTGCGGGAGGGGCACGACGTCCGGGCGCTGGTGAACCACGACCCGAACCAGATCCTTGGCCGCACGAAGAGCGGAACGCTCAAGCTGTCGGTGGACGAGCGCGGCCTCATGGCCGAGATCGACCCGCCGGACACGCAGGCCGCACGCGACGCACTGACGTCGATCAAGCGCGGCGACATCGACGGCATGTCGTTCGCCTTCCGCACCATCACGGACAACTGGCGGATGGAGGACGGCGAACAGATTCGAGAGCTCGTGGACGTCGAGCTGTTGGACGTGTCCGTCGTGGCGTATCCCGCGTACTCAGCGACTCAGGTCAGCGCGCGGGCGATCGAGCACGCGAGGACGAAGCTGGAGCCGCCGCCGGCCGGCGTGCCGAACGAAGTCAACGCCGCGCGCCTGAAGATGGCGGCGCAGTAGTGGAGCTGCTTCTCGGCTGCGGCGCCCAGCGCGACCGCCGGATCGCGGTCAACGGAAAGAAGGGCTGGGACCGGCTCGTGACTCTGGACATGCTCCCGGAGCACTCCCCCGACGTGGTTCACGATCTCGAGATGCTGCCGTGGCCATTCGCCGACGACACGTTCGACGAGGTACACGCCTACGAAGTGCTGGAGCACCTCGGCCAGCAGGGCGACTTTCGATCCTACTTCGCACACTTCGGGGAGCTGTACCGCATCCTGAAGCCCGGCGGCGCCGTTGCGCTCACGTGCCCGTCCTTCCGATCGGTGTGGGCCTGGGGTGACCCAGGACACCGGCGGATCATCAGCTCTGGCTCGCTCGTGTTCCTCGACCAGGAGCAGTACCGGCTCCAGGTTGGGCGGACGCCGATGGCGGACTATCGGCCGTTCTGGAAAGGCGACTTCCGCGGGGTGTGGGCCGAAGAGAAGGGCGATAACTTCTATGCCGTCCTGGAGGCGGTGAAGCCGGCCCGGCTGGGGCTTGACACGCGGGAACTGCCAGCCGTAGTATTGGCGCAGACGTAGCGGCTCGGCCGCACCGGGCACGCCGACGCGAGCTTGGGGCGGTTCGTTCTAAGCGTGTTCTCCGCACGCCGACGCGGGCGCGAGGCACTGAGCGAAAGGTCACACTTTCGCCAGGGCTCGCGCCCTTCATCGTTTTCGGGCGCCCCTGGCTTCGCGCTGGGAGGCGCAGGAACGATGACGAAGGATCTCATCGAGGAACGGGTCAAGCTCTTCGAGCAGAACAAGGCCATCCTCGACAAGGCCGCCGCCGAGAAGCGAACGCTGACCGCCGAGGAGCAGCAGGAGTACGACCGGAAGGACGCGCGGATCACCGAGATCCGCGGCACGCTCGACCGCGTGGCGAAGCAGGAGGCCGAGGAGCGGTCGCTCGGCGAGTCGCGCGGCCGGCAGACGGAGACGAAGATCGTCAAGCCGGGCGAGATCACCGAGGAGCAGCGCGGCCTGGCGCTGCGGGCGTGGGCACTCGGCGGCGCGGCGAACATCGACGACGCCGCGATGCGCGAGGAGGCCGAGCGCGTGTGCTCAGCCCTCCGGTTCAACCCTGTCCGGCGTGAGATCCAGTCGCGCGCCCTGAGCAAGGGCACCACGGACGCCGGCGGGTACTCGGTGCCCGACGAGATGATGCGGGCCTATTGGGAGGTCCAGAAGTGGTACGGCCGCGTCCGCAACCTCGCGACCGTGCTCACCACCGGCACCGGAGCGGACCTCCCGATCCCGACCGTGAACGACACCACGAACACGGGCGAGATCATCGCGGAGGCCGGCCCCGTCACCACGACGGCCGATCCGGTGTTCGGCCAGGTCGTGCTCGGGGCGCACAAGTACAGCTCGAAGGCCGTGATCGTCTCCGTGGAGCTGCTGCAGGACTCCAGCATCAACCTGCCGCAGTACCTCGGCGCCGCGCTCGGGACCCGCATCGGCCGCATCCAGAACACCCACTTCACGACCGGCACCGGCACGGGCCAGCCGAAGGGCGTCGTGGACGCCTCCTCGCTGGGCAAGACCGCCGCGGCCACCAATGCGATCACCTTCGACGAGATCATCGACCTCACGCACGCGGTGGACATCGCCTACCGCAACCGGCCCTCGACGCGGTTCATGATGAACGACACGATCGCGGCCTACGTGCGGAAGCTGAAGGACTCGCAGAACCGCTACCTGTGGGAGCTGTCCACGCAGGCCGGCATCGCCGACCGGCTGAACGGCTACCCGGTGGAGATCAACAACGACGTCACCGGGACGCAGACCACGGGCGCGAAGATCATGCTCTTCGGAGCGTTCGACGCCTACCACGTGCGCGACGCCGGCGGGCCGGTGTTCGCCCGCGCCGACGAACTGCGCATCCTGAACCATCAGGTCGTGTTCCTGGCGTTCCAGCGCACGGACGCGAACCTCGTGGACACCAGTTCGATCAAGCACCTCAAGAACGCCTGACCGTTGACGGGGCGGGGCCTTCCTGGGCTCCGCCCCAACACCCATGCGAGTGCGCGCGCTGACATCGTTCGTGAGCAACGAGGGGGCCTACTCTGAGGGCGACGTGTTCGAGTTGCCCGACGCGCAGGCCCTTCCGTGGCTGCAGGCCCGGCTCATCGCGCGGGAGCCGGAGGAGCCACGCACGGCCACGAAGCGGCCGGCGGAAACCGCGGTGAGGCGGAAGTAGATGCCGCCACTCGCCTACAACCTTCTCACTCTCCCCGAGCTCAAGGCGGCCCTCTTCATCGAGGGGAACGAGAAGGACCAGGCGCTCGAGCTGCTGCTGAATATCGTGACCGTGGCATGGGAGAAGAAGCTGGGGCGGGAGATCGTGCTGCGCTCGGCGAACGACGTGACCGAATACCACACGGTCCCGGACGACATGTGCGTCAGCGAGCTGCGGCCGCGGAACTGGCCGGTGATCTCGCTGACGACCGTCCACGAGGACACGTCCTGGCCGCGGACCTACGGGGCGTCGTTCCTCCTGGTGGACGGCACGGACTACCACATCGTGAGGGGGCAGCGGGACTTCATCCGCCGACTGTCCAGCAGCGGCTACGGGTCGTGGGCGCGCGGTGTGCGGTCGGTGAAACTCGTCGGGAAGTTCGGCTATGCCGATACGGGGTCCGTGCCGCTGAACCTCAAGCAGGCAGCGATCCGGCTCGCGGCGGTGACCTGGGGCGAGTGGTCGCGCAAGGCGCACGGTGTGTCTTCGATGAGCGACAGCCTCGGCAACTTCACGCGGTTCGGGGCGGCGCGGATCACGGACGACATGCTCGCGGACGTGTCCGAAGAGCGGCGGGTCGAGCTGTACGAAACCGGAGAGGCCGCCTGATGGCGCGCGTCTACACAGACCCCGCCAAGTGGGCCGCGTGACGATCACGCCCGAGCAGGCCCGTCAGCAGCTCGTGCGGATGGGCGACCCGCGTGCGATCAAGCGGGTGCTCACGAACGCGCTGCGGCGGACCGCGACCGGGATCCGCAAGGGCTCGATGACCCGCTTCCGATCGCGGGGCGTGGGCCGCCGGATCTTCGGTACGAAGAAGTTCCGCATGAAGCACAGCAAGGGCCTCCTCAGCGTGAGCCGGGCACGGGACCGCGGCACGCACGTCGAGCTGGACGTCACCGCGAAGGGCTTCGCGGCGATCCAGGAGAGCGGCGGCCGGACGGCGCCGCACGTCATCAAGGCGAAGAACGCGCCGCTCCTCGTCTTCCGCGTGCCCGGCGGGCTCGTAAAGGCCAAGGAGGTCCAGCACCCCGGCGCCACTCACCCGCGGATGCCGCACCTCGGGCCGGCGGTCCGGGAGGGTACGACGGTCGGCACGCGCGAGATCGAGGCGGCGATGGAGGGGCACATTGACCGGGCGCTGCGCTGATGGCCACGCCGAAGGCCACCACGGTCCGGCGTGCCTTCCAGACGTTGCTCGAGGGCATCACTGGCACCTACGCCACCGGATCCGGCAAGGTCGTATGGGTGCCGCTTTCCGACGTGCTGCCGGGGCAGCTCTTCAACACGGGGCACCGCACGGTGATCGGCCTGGCGGTGGACGTGGAGACGGACAACCCGGATCACGGGGCGATGGGCACGCCGTGCATGGACCTGCCGATTACGGTGATCGCGGCGACACGGTACGAGCACACGGACGACCCGTACACGCCGCCGGCCAAGAACCGCGAGGACACGCAGGACGAGCTGAAGCAGGCGGTCCTCAACAGGATCGACGGCGACCTGCACCTGGGCGGCGAGGTCATCGGGATCAGCGTGCCGGACACCGACCAGAGCTACGAGAACACGGGCGTGAAGGGCTGGGCGGTGGTCCTCCTGCAGGCGGTGCTGACGTACCAGAGGACGCGGGGCGTCTCGTGACGGGCGTGCTGCGCTTCCGCGAGGGCGCGCGTCGCCGCGACCAGGCCGCCCGCGAGGCGCCGTCCCGCGCCCAGCTCGCGGCGGCGCTGGCCGTGCTCAAGGATCGGAGGGCGGAATGACGAAGCGGCGCGCCGAGGTGGAGTCACCGGAGCCGGAGCGGCCGACCCTGCAGAACATCGGCACGACCGCACTCGTGCTCGAGGACGGCCGTCGCGTGGAGCCCGGCCAGGCGCTGCCGGCGGACACACCCGAGGACCGCATCGCTTTCTGGACGGTGATCGGCGCCATCGGGAAGGTGGAGGCGTAGCGTGGCGGTCAAGGTTCTGTACGACGCGGACATCCTGATCGGGGGCTACCGGCTCTCGTCCGACCACAACAGCATCGACCTCACGATCTCGCAGGACGTGGTGCAGGTGCCGCCCGTGTTCGGGGACGTGGCGCGGCGCGTGCTGCCGGGCCCGTACTCGATCCGTGCGGACGGCGAAGGGCTCTACCAGGCGAACACCAGCCCGCAGGCGGTCATCAACACGCTGCGCGCACGCATCGGCCCGACGGTCGCCGCCGACATCCTGACCATCGGCGACACGAAAGCGGACGGCGACGAGGCGTATTGCTTCAAGGGCGTGCAGGAAGCCTTCTCGCACGGTGGCCGCCACGGCGAGGTGAACAAGTTCCGCGTGTCCTCGCGCGGTGCCTATCGGTACCTGCCGGGCACGCGCATGCTCATCGGGCAAAAAACGGTGGCCGGAAACGGCGTCGCCCGCCAGCTCGGCACGGTCGGGGCCACGCAGTCGGTCATCGCGGTCATGCACGTCTACCAGTTCGACGGCACCGATATGACGATGATCGTGCAGTCCGACACCGCGGAGGGGTTCCCGAGCCCGACGACGGCGCTCTCGTTCTCGCTGGCGAACGGCATCGGAGCGCAGTGGGTCGAGGTGGCCGGCCTCTGGTCCGAGGACTGGTGGCGGATGTCGTGGTCGGGCACGTTCACGTCCTTCTCGGCCTCGGTGGTGGTCGGCATCGTCGAGACGATCGGCTAAAGGAGAAAGGCAATGGCTGTCGAAGTCCTTTACAACGGGTACATCACCGTGAACGGTGTGGACCTGTCGAACCGCTGCAAGTCCCTGGATGTCGTGCTCAACCAGGAGACGCGCGAGGTGGGGCCGCTCTTCGGCGACACAAACCGCAAGGTGCTCGCGGGCCTGACCACGCCGAAGATCACGGCGGTGTTCGCGATGGACCGCGCCGCCGGCAACGTGCTGGCCACGCTGCGGCCGCTGGTGGGCATCGCGGTGGCGGCCTTCGCGGTGGTCTGCAAGTACAAGAACGCGGCCACGGCGCCGACGAACGAGCAGTACACGCTCACCGGGGTGATCGAGGGCGACCTGGCGCTGATCCGCGGGGCGTCCGGGGAGATCGAGGAGGTGTCGGTGACCTTCGCGAACACGCTCGGGACGGGCATCGCGGTCGCGACGTCGTAGGCGCGCGCGAGTGCGCGGCGGGCCGCGTCCGCTGAAGCGCGGCGCGGCCCTTTCGTGTGGATAGGGCGGCCCCCCGCTGGGAGAGCAGGTGGGCACGCCGCAAGGCAGTCGGGAGAGAACGATGCAGCGGGACTACACGGTGACGATCGCAGGCAAGCCGTACCGCCTCCGGTACGAGCTGCCGCAGCGGGACGAGATCGAACAGGCGGCCAGCGTCGGCGGGTCAGTGCGTTCGCTCATGGACGTGATGTCCAGCGGCCGCGTCCGGGACCAGGCGCTCGTGGTGTGGGGCGGGATCCAGGGCGCGAACCGTAACGGTAAGGCGAAGCTGACGGCGCGCGACCTGATCGAAGCCTTCCAGGTCCACAACGACAAGGGCGGCGACTACTACCAGGACGTGCTCTCCGTGGCCTATACGGCCGTGTGTGAGTCCGGGCTGCTCGGACGCGACGCGAACCTGT